CGCTGACGAACCGCATCATCTGCCACGAGGGCAACGTGAGCAACAACTGGGTGCGCCATCCTGATGCGGGCGAGCGCTACGACCAGTATTTCAGTGCCGCGAGTCGCGTTGCGTCGTTCAAGATCCACGTTGACGTCACCCGCACGCGGACCGTGTTTCAGATCGGCTCCGAAGTCCGGCGCATGCGGCTACGACACGACGTTGGCCTGATCGTGGTTGACGGCTTGCAACTCACTGACCCGGACTCGGCGACCGGCAGTCGCTACGAGGACGTGGGGCAAGTGTCCCGACGGCTGCGGGCGCTGGCGGGCGAACTGAAGACGCCGATCATCGCGGTGGCGCAACTGAACCGCATGGTCGAGCAGCGCGGCGACCACCGACCGCGCATGTCGGACCTGCGCGAGAGCGGCAACATTGAGCAGGACGCCGACGTTGTGCTGCTGATCCACCGGCCCGATTACTATGACGAGCAGGATCGGCCCGGCTTCGTGGAGCTGATCCTGGCCAAGAACCGCGAGGGCGCGACGCAGACGATCAACATGACGTTCATCAAGGATCGCGGGCGTTTTGAAGCCAACGACCAGCGCGACAATGAGGCACCAGCGCCTGCCTGGGACGAGAGCAAGGCATTCTGAAAACCTGGTTGACTCTATATACGACGCGCCGTATAATCCCACGGTGGCAACAGCAACCCTAACTTGAGGCAACCCCGCGATGGATAGCACGGCATTGAAAGCGTTGGTTCGAATTGCCAAGGGCCAGAAGCAACTGGCCTGCCACGAGACGCCGGACGGCGAGTTTCGGCCGGTGATCGTGCCGATCGTGAACGACCAGCCCTGGCTGGTGGTGATAGCCAGCGGTGATCGCGACGAAGCGATCAAGGCGATCGCCATCCTGCGACACGCGTTCGACCCGGACGCGATCGTCTACACCGCCGACACCTGCCAGTTGATGCTTACCCACGAGCCCGACAGCACGGTCGAGGACGCCGACGCGGCCTACGCCGCGTTCCGCGCCAAGTACGGCGACGCGCCCCTGCAAGACTTGATGGGCAAGACCGATCCCAGCGACCCGCAGATCCAGGAGGCTCTGTCGTGCCTCTACAGCGACCGCGCCAAGACGTTCAAACAGGTAAACCTGCCTTATACCTATGAATCCGGAAAGCCTGACTCGCTGAAGTGGCTTGAGGCCGACAACACCGAGGTCGTGGACGGCTACGTGATCGAAGTCCTGCGGCGCATCTGGGACATGAGCCCGGCGACCGAGCACCCGGAGATCACCGGCGTGATGGACCGCAGCGGCTTTTCGCCGGAGCGTGTGCGCTGGCACATGGCCCGCGCGGCGGCCCGGCTCCTGGAAGAGCAGGGCTACGGCGTGTTCGACCTGGCGACCCCCCTGCACCCCGAGTGGATCGGCGACCAGGACCCCGAAGAGCTTCGGAGCGCTCCCCCCTGGCGGAACCCGCCGCCGTCGGCTAATTAACCACCAGGGCAACCCGGCGATTCCCCCGCCAGGCTTGCCAGCTTCGATCGTGGCGCGATTGCGCCGCTGCGGTCGGTGGGGCTGTGGCTGTCCGCCGATCGCCCGTCCTGGGGCATCCTGAGACGTTACAGAGCAATTGAGTGCATGCGTGTAGGAGACGCTATTGTGGATTATGAATTCCTTCGGACCGACGATGACGAGATCGACCGGACCGCGTTCTTAGCGATCCGGCTGACCAAGACCGAGCACCGCGTGTATGACGGCCGCGACGACGTGGCGCCGCGCGGACTGGGCATCGTGGGCTTCGGGCACGCGCCCGAGAGTTGGTACAAGCGGCGCTGCCGCGCGACCCCCCAGGAAGCCTGCCGGCGCTACCTCAAGGAACACCGGCGCGGCTTCAACGTGCTGGCCGTCAAGCCCGACATGCGGCGCGCTTATTACCCCAAACGCATGGTTAACCATCGTGCGAGTTGATGAGTCAATCGGCCCGCCGTGGGCCGATCGTTTCCGTGGCATGAGTGGAGGAACCCTGACCCAAGGATTGACCCTTTCCCATCACACGTCGCGCTCGTGTGACCTGAGAACCTGCGGGCGCGACGTGGTTTTTATGGCAACAGGAGGCTGACGACATGGAACCCCCGTTTGAAAACACGTCGCGACCCGTCGGGCGCCCCCGCACTCCGGAAACCGAAACGATCACCGTGCGCATCGAGGCGACCGAGCGCGACAAGGTGCTCGCGCTGGTCGAACACACCGGCGCCGCCAGCCTGTCGGACCTGATCCGCAGGGCGCTCAACCACTACGCCAACACGGCGCTGCCGCCCGTCGCGGCAGCCCCCGAGTCCGTGACGATCGAGGATCGCTGGAACCAGTTCGCCAGGGAAGCCTGCAAGCAAGAGCCGGACGATATGCCCGACGAGGTGTTCGCCGGGTTCGCGGAGGGCGTGTGTTCGATGTGCGCGATCATGGTCAAGATCATGACCGAAGCAAACGACGGCGAGGAAGTCAATCGGCGCTGTTGTGAGACGCTCGACTCCGTGATCCGGTTGGGCGATGAGCGGCACGCGCGCCGCCAGGCCAGAAGCAACTAGAAGCCTTAGTGCAACACCAGGGACGAAGGAGGCACACATGCTCGTGCTCTCGCGGAAGCGCAATGAAACGATTGTCATCGACAACAACATCGAGGTGGTCGTGGTCGAGATCCGGGGCGACCGCGTGCGCCTGGGCATCACGGCGCCGAGCGACGTTACCGTGCATCGGCGCGAGGTGGTCGCGAAGATCGAGGAGGCGCGGCGCTTGAAGGAAGGAGGCGCGGGCGATGGCAACCTACCTCAGTCAAACGGAAGCTGAAAGCCTGCGCAACGAGATTGCCGCCGTGACCCGCCAGCGCGACGCCGCGCTGGCCGTGCTAGTGAAGTACGAGCGCTGGGAAGGAGCGCTGATCGCCGACCGTGAGGCGTGGCGCAGCGGCCCCTTACCGGTCGTGACCGCGCCACACTGGGAAACCATGATGGAGTTGCAGACCGAGCGCAACGCGGTCGTGCGTGCGGCCCGCGCCAGTGGCGTGCTGCCAGCGGCGAAACAGATTCCATTGCATGATTAAAATGCATATCAACATATCACATGACGGAGGGAAAAGTGGAAGGGCTCGACTGCTGTTCGCGGGGATGATGGATGATTAAATCATGACCCTTGTTTATGGCTCGATATGCTCCGGCATTGAGGCCGCCTCGGTCGCATGGCGGCCACTAGGCTGGCGGGCGGCGTTCGTCGCGGAAATTGAACCGTTTCCGGCGGCGGTTCTGGCGCATCACTACCCGGAGGTCCCGAACCTTGGCGATTTCATCCGGATCGAAACCGTCGCCGAATCAATCGACGTTCTCGTGGGGGGAACACCCTGCCAGTCTTTCTCCGTCTCCGGAAAGCGAGGCGGATTGGACGATGCGCGTGGCGTGCTGGCCATCGAGTTTCTGCGACTTGCTCGGCGACTTCGGCCCCGTTGGGTGGTATTCGAGAACGTGCCTGGATTCCTGTCATCTGGCTTCGGACGGGACTTTGGAACCTTCCTTGGGCTCATGGGGCAACTCGGGTACGGGTGGGCCTACCGAGTCTTGGACGCTCAATACTTCGGAGTTCCCCAGCGCCGCCGTCGTGTCTTCGTTGTCGGATATTCTGGAGGTTGGCAACGTGCCGCAGCGGTACTTTTTGAGCGCCACAGCATGTCGCGGAATTCTCCGCCGAGCCGCGAAACGGGGGCGCGAATTACCGGCTCAATTGCGGCTCGCACTGGAGCGGGCGGCGGGCTCGGAACCGACTTCGATTGCGACGGCGGACTAATCGCGCAATACCTCAGCGCCGGTGGTCCGAATCGATATGATTACGAGTCGGAAACGTTTGTTATGCACGCTCTACGCGCCAATGGCTTCGACGCGGGCGAAGGACATGCACCGGCGATCGTTCAACCCTACACGCTTGCAATCCGAGCCCGTGAGGATGGATGTCGGCTTGAGTATCGTTGCGACGGAACCAGCAACGCCGTCAGGACCCCATGGGGCGGGACCGGCGGAATCAATGTCGGGGCAATCGCCCACGAAACCGCCGTTCGCCGTCTCACACCCCGCGAGTGCGAACGATTGCAAGGTTTCCCAGATGATTATACGTTAGTTCCCTATCGCGGCAAGCCCGCCACCGATGGACCACGCTACAAGGCCATTGGAAATTCAATGGCTGTACCTGTGATGCGCTGGATTGGGCAACGGATCGCAATGGTCGATTCGTTGAAGGCATGACGACGAACTTGTCTTAGGAGCATATCCTTATGATTCAAACCATTTACGGTTTCTTCCACGGCGGCGACCCGCGCAACTTTCACCCAG